GTGCTGACTGATACAAAATTAAAAAGTATGAAGCCGCAGGACAGGCTTTATAAAGTGTCTGATCGTGATGGTTTGTATGTTGCCGTCACAAAAAACGGAACGATTTCATTCAGGTATGACTATCGCTTTAATGGCCGCCGTGAAACGGTGACGTTTGGTAAATATGGGCCTGACGGTATCACGCTGGCACAGGCCCGCGAATTACTGAATGATGCGAAAAAGCAGCTGAATGCAGGTATATCACCGGCTGCAAGCAAGCGTGACGGTATCGATAAGCGAAAGGGGGCGACGGTATTCAGCGAATATACCGTCAGATATCTGCGTGAAGCCCGCCTGGCGGATTCGACACGGGCAATGAAAGCCTCAGTGATCGAACGTGAGATAACGCCGGTACTGGGTCGCCTGACGCTGGAAGAGATAAGCACCCAGCGGTTACGGGCATTGTGTGAAAAGATCCGTGACCGTGGCGGGCGGGCAACTGCATTGCAGGTACGTGAGATTGTCGGCGCGGTATTTGATTATGCCATTGACCGCGGCTATGAGATCAGTAACCCGGCAGCAGGTATTAAAGCATCCACTATTGCCACCTTTGAGCCGCGCGAGCGTGCTATGTCGCCAAAAGAGATCGGCATATTCTTCCGGGAACTGGAGAGCTACAGCTGTTATCCGACGTTGAAACTGGCCGTTAAATTTGTACTGTTAACTCTGGTGCGGAAAACAGAATTTATCAAAGCTACCTGGGAAGAGGTCGATTTTAAACGTGCTCAGTGGGTGATCCCGAAGGAACGGATGAAGCGCCGCAGGGAGCATGTGATTTATCTCTCCCGGCAGGCGCTTGATATGATGACCGGATTTCAGGTTTGCGCCATGGATAGTGAATACCTGATCCCGGGGCGCTATGACATTCACAAGCCACTGTCGAACGCGGCACTGAATAATGTGATTGATGGTGTGGTTAAACGGATAAATGAGAAGGGGATTAATTTTGCACCGCTGACGGTACATGACCTGCGCCGGACAGCCAGCACGCTGTTGCATGAGGCGGGGTTTAATTCCGACTGGATAGAGAAGTGTCTGGCCCACGAACAAAAAGGCGTCCGTGCCGTGTACAACAAAGCGGAATACGCTGAGCAGCGCCGCGACATGTTGCAGCAGTGGGCCGATATGGTTGACGGGTGGATTGAAGAGGGAAAAGCGGGGTAATTACTCGTCGCCTAATACTTTGTGGGCGATCAGGGATGAAAGATAACACGCGCCGACCGGCAGCCAGAGTGTGGAATAAAGCATCACGGCGGCTATGTCGGTGCTGGTATCTGCGCTTCTGCTCAGTTCTGCGAAGAGATAACCGGCAATCCACAGATAGAGTGCAAGGATCAGCATCAGTACCTCCTATCCGTTTTTGCGCTTGTTCTGTGCGTCATCATCGCCGCACTCTTTTGAGCAGTACGCGCTGCCGGGCATAACCGGCTCATCACGGCACCAGATACAGAAACCGGTCAGGCTTTTCGGCTTCGGTGGTCGGTTGGCAAGCGCCGTGGTCAAACGCAGTTCGTTTAAGTCATTGGCTTCATCGATAATCTCGGCCATAAAATTACCTCAGTTGTATGTCACTGTTAACCTGATCCCCATATACATCCCATTCGCCGTATTTCTCCCTGGCAAACAGTTCGATGCGCGGGACGTAACCATATAACTCTTCCAACCGGTGATGTACTTCCTTTGGTTTCTCGCTGTGCTCACCGAGGCAGGAATACACTATCTGCCGGACGCTGGCCGACCGGCGTTCCAGCCCCTGACCTCTGGTAGCAATCAGGCATACCTCTGCATTAGCGCGGGTATAGTTGCCGCCGTTGATGCGCGTCTCTGAGTTCAATGCATCCATGAAATCAAAGAAATCCTCCGGCGGATGTTTATCTATCCGATCCCCTGCGTTTTTGTTCAGCTTCACCCACACGAACCCGAAGCCGGTACGCACTTTAAATCCCCATGCCTCAGCCAGTTCGTAAGCCTCACGGACAAAGTTACCCGTGTACCACATGCAGAGTACGGAGTTATCAGAGGCTATCTTTTCGATGGGTAAGCGGGTGAGGGAATAAAAATCGGTGGTGTTGTAGTGGTTATCTGCTGCGCCGTTGGAGGATTTGTTGCTGTATGACCAAGGGGGGTCGGCTAACAGAAGGTCATATTTTTTCATTCTCCGCATCCTTCATCAGCAAATAAACCTCGCAACCGGCGCGGTATGGATTTTTACGAATACACCAATATTCTTTGTGCTTTGCGCACACCATGTCACCGACGAGATGAGTTAGGTCGATTTTATTATCCAGGATAATCGGCATTGCGTCCGCCGGGTTGTTGCAATAATCAGGTAGCTCTACTGTTTTGCTTGAATTAATACCATAATTGAAGAATGTGAAAGGTTGTTCATCCGTTGGTGACAAATACCAATCACCGTAGATTGTAATTTCAGCCACAGCCTTATTAATTTCAAAGTCTGATTTGTCACGATATTTGTTCATTGTCAGCCTCAATGTATTTTATTACTCGATACTTGAGAATGTATCCATTCTCTGTATATTCGACAGATGATTTATTACCAAGGTAAGAATCAAGTATCCATCCGTCTTCTTGCTTATTATCATGAAGCCACTTTGCCATATTTTCTTTTCCGCTAATATCTATTGGACAAAGCGCTTTACGGGCTTCGGTAATTTTTACTTTACCGACTGAATCAAGGCCACGAACAGAGAGCCGACAGTCTGTTTCTGATAATCCAGTTACTGCCCTGGCGAAGTCAGCGCAATCAATCTCAATATCAAGAAATTTAATCCTTGATACATCATCGCGAACCTGAATATTAATGACATTACGGCCATCACCATATGATGGTCTGGTTATTGTTATTTTACCTTTCATGGTCTCACCACCTCCGCACACACTAATTCAACATTCCGCACAGCCATTACCTGCACTGCGCGGCTCTCACATTCTTCGAGCGTATAAATATCATCGGTAACAGGCACAGTAGAGCCGTGCATTACCAGTAGTAATACAAATCCGATTGTCATGGTTTGTTATTTCAGTGAAGTTGTCCGCATGAAGTCATAATGAGCAGGGTGGTTTTTATTAAACTCATCCTCTGTCATGTTATTTTCAATTAACAGTGACAGGAACTCTTTTGGTGAGTCCGTATAAAATAAATCACACTCAGCATCCCATGAATAATATTCCTGGTCTATTTCGTTGAATATATTCAGACCATTCATATTTGAGTAATCAGGCTTGATGATATTGTCATACTGAAACTGGTCGTATGCAGCCAGGGTTTCCATGACTTTCACTGCTTCAGTAACCGACTCAACATCGACATTGAATGCTTTCCCAGGAATCTGTGGAATATGCCACACCTGTAATTTTGGTCTGTAAATTTCGTTATCCATCACCCCTCCTGAATCTGCTTAATTGCTTCACGCACTGCGTTCAATCTGGATTCCATCCGTAAATACTCAGGATTGTCGACAATAGGCCAGCTCTCATAGTAGGCGTCATCGCCAAATAAATTGAGCAACTCGCTACCCATGTAACAATCGCAGCAATCACGTTTGACGTCATCGGATGATTCAATAAAGTTCCAATAATCTCTTGCTTGGAATTTATCTATTTCATCTTCTTTCCTAAGCGCAATAACTTTATTTTTTGCAAATTCAATATTTGCATCATTATCACTATCAAGCGATTGGTTTAACTGTGGCGCCAACTTCCCTATCCAATATGCATTGCTAATATCCAGAATGAATTCAACTAATGAACATCCCATCGATCCCCAGAAACATGACCATGATCTCCCGTATTCGGTCACTGTAATACGACCTCTGTAATCGCCGTAATCTTCGAGATAAACATGAATGGGGTCATGCCGCGGCACATCGGTTATTATTAATTTCGTTACTTGAGATTGCTCCACTTTCATATTCATTCCTCTGTTATCAGCATCAATCACCCCAGGCTTCACGCCACGCTTCTTCCGGGGTCAGGCCGTTTTCATAATCTTCACGCCATGCATCAGCGTCTGCCGCTGAACCGCCTTTTTTTGCCGCATACTCAGATAAAAAATCATGCCATTCTTCAAAGCTAAAATTTTCGTTTGTCATTGTAAGTTCCTCGTTATTTCCTCAGCATCCCTGCATTACGCTTCATCCTGAAACGGTGGGGTTACCGGAAGGGGATACAATCAGCTGCCGGGTATCACCATCAATCACGCAGATAACGCCGCTGATGGCGCACCAGAGTGCGATTCCGTGCAGTGACAGGGCGACACTGTTGATATCAATAATCATACGGTTATCTCCGTGTTAATAATTTTGGCGAGCAAGTCGATTCGCATCGATGGCATTATCCGGTTTAACCCGGTTACGCATACGATTAGCGACCCACTGCCGGACTTCGCTTTCTTCCCAGCGGACCGCTCGTTTCGAGAAGTAACTTCTCTTTGGAAAATCACCTGCTTTTTCCAGGTGGTATATGGTGGTTCTGGATAATCCGACGATGCGCTTCACTTCTTTGAAGTCGATAGGTTTTTTTAATGGGATCATAGTGTGTTCTCCGGGCGGGGGATTTCTCCCCCGGTGAAAATTATTGATATTCAGGCTTCATATCACTCAGCGTCATACTGAATTGCTCATACAGTTCAGCGCCGAGTTTTGTTTTACGGGCATTCAGCAGTTGTTCCACTTTCTGAAATGCTTCTGCGGCTTCCGGTGTGCCTGGCTCCGGTAGAGAATTGATCTCCGCTTCCAGCAGGTTGCGTGAATCAATAACGTGATATACCTGAACCGCTTTATTTTTCAGTTCGGTGAACAGGGTGATACCCATGGCCTTTTTGCTTTCATCAATCAGGCTGCGAATATCTTTCACCGCATCCAGTGTTTCGGCGGAATCGATAGCGCGGCGGATTGCCTCAGCATCGAATTCTTCGACCAGTTCGCCGGTGACTTCTTTTACCGGCTCCGGCTGTTGTGGCTCTGCCTGCTGGTGGGATAATTCGCTGAGTGTTACGCGCTCTTTCGGTGGGGTGACGTCTTTCATGGCGCGTTCCTGAATCTCGTCCGGTGTGTAAACGCCCATAATCACTTCCGGGCAATACAGGCGTGACCAGTATTTTATTGCCAGATAGGCGATCTGCTGCTTTGGCATATTTGTCCAGAGCGGTGAGTTGCGCGTCTGGACATCAGCCAGATAAACCGGCTCACCCCAGGTTATTTCACTGTCACCACGCAGCACAGCGCCAACTTCAACATAGAGGCCAGACTCATCGCGGTTTTTGTCTTTTTTCCCGACAATTTTTTCCCATTCGCCGCCGTAGCGGTAATGGAACCGGCCATCAATAGCGGTTGAGCTTGTGATTGCAGCATTGACCAGTTGAGCTTCGTAACCGAGTGTTCCGTTAATAACATGGGTCTTCTGACCGACAACGTAGGGATCCATACCCCAGCGGGCCGACTGCATTGTTATTGCCAGGCAATCAGAGGGTTTACCCTGTAAATGTTTCGGTACCGTCACGGTGCCGGACGCCATTAACTCGGCAAAGCGCATCAGGCGATCCATTGAATCCGGATTCATCAGCAATGAGGTGTTATTCATAACGGTCGGTGGTGTACTGGATTGAACAGTTGTTACTTCTGACATAGTGAAATCTCCGGCCCGGCTATTGCCGGGCATAAAATAGGGTGGGTATTAAGCGGCATCCATTTGCAGCGATTCCAGGCGGCGCATATCGAAATCGCTCAGGCCGATAGTGAGCGTGGTGGTGACCGGTCCCGGCCATACATCGGTGTCCATAGCCTGGCGGATATCGCGAAGTGTCTTTTTGTATTCCAAGCGGCCGAGTTCCAGTAAATCCGGAGAGGCTTCGACTACCGCGACCCAGTTGTAATTTTCGTCTTTGTTAACGAAGATCCAGAAGAATTGGTCGAGTTCGGCAATATCGCAGTACATGGCCGCGCTGACGTGATAATCGCGGTTGAGTATTTCCCGGCGGATCATGGCCTCGATGGCATCCTGCTTAAAGCGTCCGAGTGATACCGACTTCAGGTCGAACCCGATACGGCTGTCCGGCAGGGTGATTTCAAGGTCAGGGCGGACACGTACCTCAATACCTGTGTCTTCATCAATGCCGTAATAGCTGACTTCCACGGCCCGGCCCGGATGATTAATCAGTGGTCTGATTTCAGGGTGCTGATAGACAGCTTCCTGCATGGCTTTGCCGAGCTTTAACTGATCGCCTGTGATGCGGATACGTGATTCATCTGCCTGCCATGCCTGCATTAACTCATCAGCGAAAACAGTGTCCGGTGATACAGCTTTGATTCTGGCGATAAGGTCTTCTTTCTTACCCGAGGTGATCAGTGGGTCCGGCTTACTGCGTTCTGCTTCCACCAGCTCAGGGTTTATCGCTTCTAGTTCCCGAATCATATCGATACGTCCGCCGGATGTTTTCAGCGGTACCGGCAGGGTGTTATTGAACGTTTTTATGCAGGCTTTCATTGCCGCGGCGGTGTGCTTTTCATGCTCCGGAATGGTACGGAAAGCATCAGGCAACGAAACATAGAGTGAGCCGATTTCTTCAGCGTTACCGGACAGAGATAACGGCTGCGGCAGCGTGGCGTTATGTGCCTCAATCTCTGCTTTCAGCTCGTCGTTGCTCATTACCGGCTCCAGGCCGGCGTTATAACTCTCAATCCATTTCTTCATGGATTCGGTATTGGTCAGCGCGTCAGCCGGGATAACCGGCGGCAGGCTGAATTCTGCGTCCAGCTTTTCCGGTTCCAGTACCAGAGTATGAAACAGGCTACCGAAATCCAACGCCTCAGAGCGTTCACGCTGAATCACTTTCGTGATGTGGCGGCGCTGGTAATACATCAGGCTGATCCGCGCATCTTTCAGCATGGTGCTGCTGATACCGTTCGATGCGTGATACGTTTCGTTAGGGATATCAGGATAGCGGCCCGGCTCAAAGTGTGGCGGCTCCGTGGCTGCCTGACAGTCATTATCGGTCACCACCTCATCCTGTTGATAAACGGTTTGTTTATCATTTTTTGCGGCAGAATGATCAGCAGCCACGCACAGCGATTCAAAATACTGCTTTTTGTCGCTGGTGGCCGGGTACTTATCCATATTTCTGATGACGTGTGCCAGCGCTTCAATGCATTCCTCATCCTGCAGTGACTGTAAGCAGGTTGATGATGTGGCTGCGAGGCCGACACGGAAAATAATGTTGTCGTATTTTTCCAGTGCCTGGTTGGATTTATCGCCGTTGATACGGGCAATCAGGTCAGTAGTTGCTTTCGCTATATCAATGCATGCCTCGCCGCTGGCCATCATTATCGCCGCAGCTAAATTAGCATCCATACGTTCTTTATTGGTTGTTGCCATTGTGCTCACCTATAAGTTGATCTGTCCGTGCGGCGGTTTTGGTGGTGAAAGCCCACTCAATGCCTGCACGGAATGATTTGAACTGCTGTTTCTTGCCGCACACGATAAAAACGTGCAGACCGTTGAGAATAAAAAATGTCATGTTATTCACCGTATAAATAAACTTATTGTTTATGTTTTGGCGTATAGCAAAACCGGCGGTTATCGCCAGCTCATATAATTTTTCACGTTCCGATCCCGCGTTCCGGTTCTACGGGTTAGCGAGGACATTCTGCTGCATCAGAATTAGGGGTTGTGTTGCAGTCCCGGTTGTTAAAGAGCATGACCAATATGGTCAACGTGATATGAATAATAACCCGTAGCTGAACGTTGTCAACAATAAAAAACAATAAAAGATAAACAAATTGATCATCATCACAACGAAAAAAAGCCAGCTCGAGGCTGGCCGATTTCGCATCTGTCTGAGTTTATTACCGGTTTTTATTTATGATGAACTCGATAAAGTCCTGGATCTGTTCTTTCTCTGCCGGTGACAGTGCGGCATACCGTTTCTGGTCATACTTAATGACGTCGGTATCGTTGGACGGGATCAGCAGCTCATAGGCTTTGCGGCCCAGCGCCTTGGCGATAGAGTCCACGCTGTCCACGGTGGCACTGGTTTCATTTTTCACGATACGGTTAATCGTTGACTGGCCCAGCCCGCTTTTCACAGATAGCTGAGTTTGTGACTTCACGCCGTCTGTCAGCATAAAGGTACTGATGTTATCTGCGAGTATGGCGCCGATCTCGGTCGGTGAATAGATATCGTCAGTGCTTTCTGCCGGCCGGTTGTAATGGTCGGTATCCATCCAGTATTTTTGCACCCGCGTGACATGTTCTATCTTCCTGGCAACCGCGTCACTGATATTACGGTGGCTCTTCAAATCGGATGAGGAAAGATAGCGTGAAATGATGTTCGGGGCGAACCCCAGCGCATCGGCCAGCGCTTTCTGTCTGCCGTCGTAATACTTCTCCAGAATGAAGATGAGGTTATCTCTCCTTATCTCATTGATGTTTTTCATATGGGTTGCCTGATTAAAATGTATTCGAGAATGTTTATCTGATTCTGCCATTAAACAGAATCATGACCTTGTTGGTAAATGACCATATTGGTTATTATTCTCAGAATGTTTAACGATAGAACAGGAAAAATATGGAAGATTTCAATTTTCATGCATTCTGGAATGGTCTTAACAAAGAAGATCGTGTTGCGTTCGCAGATAAAGCCGGGGTAACTGTCGGTTATATCAGGACACACCTGAGCTATGCCCGCAGACAGCCGGGACTGAAAACTATCAGGCGATTACACCAGGCATGTACTGAGCATGGTGCAGCAGTGACAATGGAAGAGCTGATAAGGTTCTTCGAGTGATGAACATATGAGGCCGCCTTGTGCGGCCTTTTTTACTTTCTGGTTATGTGCAATAAACAATTATGCATTTAAGGTTGATCTATTTTTAAAATATGGCTAGCATTTACACATACACACAATTCAGCGGGGTAATGATGGAAATTATCAGCAGGAAAGAAGCCGCCTCGAAAGGGCTTAGTAAGTTTTTCACGGGCAGGAAATGTAAAAACGGCCATGTTGCAGAGCGCTACGTTTGTAACGGGGTATGCGTTACCTGCAATTTTGAAAACTCGACAACCTATCGCTCTGTATTAAAGCAGTTAATCAACAGTGCTAAGTGAGTGGTGCTTTTATGCGTGACTACGGGAAAGTTTCACCACAATTCTGGATAGGGAAGACCGGTAAAGAGATCAGGGAAAAAGGTCACGAAGCTCTTATTGTTTCTATGTATTTGCTTACAAATCCCCATGCCAATATGACAGGTATGTATTACCTCCCGATCATTTACATGGCGCATGAAACCGGGCTGGGTTTGGAAGGGGCTTCGAAGGGGCTTCGAAGGTGCATCGAAGCGGGGTTTTGCCACTACGATGAGGATGCCGAAGTGGTCTGGGTGATTGAAATGGCAAAGTACCAGATCGCACCGGCGCTTAAAGCATCGGATAACCGCTGTATTGGCATACAAAGAGAGTATGACAGTCAGCCTAAAAATCAATTTTTATCAATGTTTTATCAGAAATATAAAGATTGCTTTCATATGTCGTCGGAAAGGAAACCATCAGAGAAAAAAGAAAGGGGCTTCGAAGGGGCTTCGGAGACCCTCGGAAGCCAAGAACAAGATCAGGAACAAGAACATAAAACAACTCTCTCAGGCGCGCGCGCGAAAAATTTTATTCCTGTTCCTGAGGCGGGAGATCCACCGGCAGGAAACTGGTCAGATTATCCGGGCAAGTTCGTGATGACCGGTCACTGGCAGCCGGATCCGGATTTCAGCCGCAAAGCGGCACAGTGGGGCGTGATACTGAATGAGCCGTACCGGCCCGAGGAACTGGCTGAGTTCGTCACGTACTGGCAGGCGGAAGGGAAAGCCAAACACCATGCACAGTGGGAAATGGCGTTCGCCAAGAGCATTCATCAGCAGCGCATGAAAACCAACGGGGGAAACAATGGGGCAAATAAACACAATCAGACCGGCAGTCCGTTTGCCGGAAAATCCAGAGCCATGCAGAAATTCCTGCAAAGCGTCCACGACAACCACGGACCAGAGGCTGTTGCAGCTCTGGTGGAAAATGATCGAGCTGTACGGGGACAAATGGACCAGGAAGAACAACGAGGAGCCGTCATCGATGTGGAAGCGAGCGACCGCTGGATTGAGTGATGACCAGTTTGAGATGATATTCACATTCTGCCTCGACCGCTGCATGAACGGCAATCCGTGGCCGCCTGAACTATCTGACGTGATTGTGATGCTGTCAGATAAGCTGGTGGACTCAAACGCATTCGGGATCCCGTTTGACGACATGCTGCGTGATTTTAATAAATATATGGCGAAGCGGGGTTATTACAGCAGTGCTGAGATGTATCCGTTCCGGCACCCGGTGCAGTACTGGATTTTCACTGACCTGAGAAACAGGGTGCATGACCTGCGGCTGACTGAGCCGGAAGTTGAAAAGCGCCTGGCGAAGATGATCCGGCAGTGGGCTGACCGTGTAGCCAAAGGTGAACCGATACCCCGTCCGGTTCTGCGTGTGGAAGATAAAACCCGTCCGCCTCCGGCATGGATGGAAATGCTCGAAAGAAAGAAACAACGATCTGCCTGAGCGCGTGAATCATCAAAATCGTAAGCCAGCACAACACAGCGAGGTTTTTACTATGTGGTCAGTATGTTTTCATGATGTGGTTTTAAAAGTCTCTCAGAATTCGATACAGAGCGTTTTAATCGTGTGCGGGGTATTGGTATTTTTATTCTTGAAAAGATAAACAATATGGTTATATTTACCTGTAAGGTAATTACCATGGGGGGTTGTATGCGGGTTCAGGACTACATCGTGAGGGTTCTTGCGGATAAGCCGGATCTCACTGCTATGCAGCTGGTGGTCGCCATCAGGAATGACCACAAACGGAAGGTCGGAATATCTGCAGTACGGTATGCGCTCGACCAGCTGTATCGCTGGAATGTGATAGGGCGCAAAAGAAACTCATACAACTTCGTCCACTGGCTTCGGTATGGCCACCGGGAAGGGCTTGAAAATCAGGCTCAGACCAGGCGCGAGAATATCGCTAAAGCTCTCAGGCGCAGCCATGAGCGCAGCGAGGAAACGGCGGCGAAACCACGGGTGACAGAGCGGAAGCCGAGAGTGCGCCAGCCGATTGAGCAGTACGGCGAACCGGCACGGATGCAGAAACTGTTTGATTCACTACTGAAAAAGGCCAGGAACAATGCAGGTTAACGAGTTCGATATCACGCCGGTACCAAAGCCGCGCATGACGCAGCGGGACAAGTGGCAGAAACGGCCTGCGGTGATGCGTTACAGGGCATTCTGTGACGAAGCGTGGTTACGCCGCATAGCGCTGCCTGAGTCAGGTGCTGAAATTGTTTTTCAGATGCCAATGCCTAAAAGCTGGTCAGGAGTGAAAAGGCGCAGCATGGCCGGGCAGCCGCATCAGCAGAAGCCGGATGTCGATAACCTGCTTAAAGCACTGATGGATGCGCTGTTTGATGATGATTGCAAGGTCTGGAGTGTGGCGGTTTCCAAAGTGTGGGGTGAGTCAGGGAAGATAACGGTAAGGTTACCGGAATAATGGCGGAATCGTGAACTTATTACCATCGGGTAAATAAGTGATTGAAATTGTTAATTGATAAATGAACGGGGTAAGAAATTATGAGTCCTGATGATTTCATTAGAAAAAATGTCATTTCCAAGCTGAAAGAGCTGGGATTTCAGGGGGGGGGTATTGGACTTTGCCGCTGATGAGGCAATTGACTATTACCGCCGGTGCTCGCAGGCAACACGCCGTGGCGGGATGTTTGATGACTGTTTCCGCATAGCAAAGCTGTGGGCTGAGAAGTACGGGCAGCCGCCGTGTAAAACCAGTAAGCGCAAAGGTAAATCAGGTGGTAAGCAGGTATCGATGTTCTGATTTCAGGCTACGTAAAAACTTAAACAATCGTGACATGTCACGGCGATATTAATTAAAGAATTATCCGCAAATGCGGCATAACCCAAGACAGAAGGACTTTTGATTATGGAAATTAAGCAACTTCAGCAGCAGATTCATCAGCAAAACGTAGATGCCGGGTGGTGGGATAACCCAAGAGAAAAAGGCACTTTGCTGTGTCTCATCCATTCTGAAATCAGTGAAGCAATGGAAGGTGAACGGAAAGACCTGATGGATGATCATCTGCCTCACCGAAAGATGGCGGAAGTCGAACTGGCTGACGCTGTAATTCGTATTCTGGATTATGCGCAGGCATTTGGATATGACATTGAAACGGCCATTTCAGAGAAGCTGGAATACAACAAAAATCGCGCTGACCATAAGCGTGAAAACAGAGTTAAGGCGAATGGAAAGCAATTTTAGGAGCTACCAATGAAAACCGTAAAAACGAGTGAGCTTTCAGGCCGGGCACTGGATTATGCGGTAGCGCTGGCAATTGGTGCCAAATTTGAGATGACGAAATACGGCATTTGCATTGTCAGTGGTGATGGGTTTTTTCCATCTTTTTACTGGAGAATTTGCGGTGAATTGCTTGAGCACTACATGATTGATGTTTCGTTCTGTAACGATGAAGAGTATGAGCCGTGGAGTGCAACGTCGCCATTGTTGATGGGTGAATACTTCACCGGCAAAAATGCGAAAGTTGCAATCTGTCGCGCGGTGGTTGGAATGTCAAAACTTGGCGACACAGTGGAAATCCCGGAGGAACTGCTGAAATGACAGCTAAAACCCCAGCAGAACGCAAAGCAGCACAGCGTAAACGCCAGCGTAGCGCTGGCATGGTGATTCCGCAGTGGCAGATTGAGGCCGAAGAGCATGAGATGATCAAACGCAACTGTGCGCTGCGCCGTCCCGGTCGTGAGCCATACGACGAGGCTGAGTATATTCAGATGCTGATACGCAACGATGATGCACGGCTTAAGCGTGAGATTGCGGAGTTATCACAGCGCTGCTGTGGTAAGTGTGGCGAGGCGTTGCCTGTCGCTGAGTGCTGTCTGTCCGGTGATGCAGAGTGCTGGAACACCAGAGGGTGGCATGAGATGAAATTGAAGGTAGAATGGTAAAAAAATAACACTTATGGGGCATATATGGCTTTTGATTGGATTGCAGGAACGGCGTTAATGGTTGGTGTTGGGTCATTATATTTAACCTACCAATCAACAAGGTCAGCTAAAAGAGCTATAGATACATCAATTGAATTATATGAAAAGCAAAAACTAGATGCTGAACAGGCAGAGGAGGTCAGTAAGATAAATCAAATGCAATCTCTTTGTTTTTTAATTCAAAATGAAGTATCTGGAAACATAATTCAAATGAGTAAATTAGTTGAATTCTGTGAGTTTGTATGGAATAAGGAGATAGTGACGTTTGACTATAATGATTTAGGTTCTGAGCCTTTTGTAGAATACGTAATAAAAAATGGAAACAAAATTGGTTTTCTTTTTGCAAGGCAATCCCATCATGTAATTGATAAGTATTTGCTTGAGGTATCTAAAATAGATAGTAAGTTGATTGCTGATTTATTAAAGCTTAGGTTCACTATAGAGCATTATAATAATAAGTTTTTAATTAGCCTTGCAAATTTCATACAAGCAAAACCAACTGTCGATGAGTTAAATAAATACATCAATGACTCTAAATATTTTATAACCGAATGTCAAAGGCAGTCTATGGATGTTATGAAATATTGCACTGATAAAGTAATAGGACTTAGTTAACACTCAATGATTTGAAGTTTATCTTTTGTGTGGTAATAATAAACAAAGAGGTAATCATTATGACCATCAAAAGACCACGCAAACCACCAGCACGAAAGCCCACACCGCTGAACGCTCAGATGGAGCGTTTCTGTCAGGAATATCTCAAAGCGCCTGATAATCAGACTGATGCCGCCATTGCTGCCGGGTATGCTCCCGGTAGTGCCTGTAAACGCGCATCGGTACTGATGGCTGATCCCCGTATTCAGGAACGTATCGCCCAGCTCATGCAGCAGCGGAACAAGCGCACCAAGATGAGCGCCGACACCGTGCTTAAGCGGCTGGTGGATATGCTGGACGCAGATATCGCGGACATTCTCACTGATACCGGGGATATCAAGCCTATCAGCGAATGGTCACCGGTCTGGCGTAAATCGGTGGCCGCATTCGATATCATCGATATTGACGGTGATACCCGCCTGAAGAAAGTGAAGCTCCTGGACAAACTCAAGGTGCTGGAGCTCATCGGCAAGCACGTCGATATCAACGCATTCCGCGACCGCGTGCAGGTGGACGTCAATATCTCGCTGGCGGATAAACTGGCTGCGGCACGTAAACGGGCAGCAGAGGGTATTGAGTAATGACAGATGCCGCCACCACGTCACCGGAAGAACAACTGATTGACGATATTGCCATGTTCACGCATGACCCGCTCAGTTATGCGCTGTACGCATTTCCGTGGGGCGAGGCGGGCACCGAACTGGAAACAGCCGGTGGTCCGCGTCAGTGGCAGTCAGAGGCATTGAATGAAATCGGTCAGCACCTGCGCAATCCGGATACCCGGCATCAGCCGCTGCTGCTGGCCCGTGCATCCGGGCACGGTATCGGTAAATCTGCATTCATTTCCATGGTGATTAAGTGGGGCATGGACACCTGCGAAGACTGTAAAGTTGTGGTCACCGCCAACACCGAGAACCAGTTACGAACCAAAACATGGCCGGAGATTGCAAAGTGGCAGCGTCTCTCCATCACCCGCGACTGGTTCACCTGCACTAAAACCGCTATCTATTCCAACGACCCGAACCACACCAACGCATGGCGGGCAGATGCCGTGCCGTGGTCAGAGAACAACACCGAGGCATTCGCCGGGCTGCACAACCAGGGCAAGCGCATCATTCTGGTATTCGATGAGGCGTCCAATATTGCCGATCTGGTGTGGGAGGTAGCAGAGGGGGCGCTGACGGATGAAAGCACGGAAATTATCTGGATTGCGTTTGGTAACCCGACCCGTAACACTGGGCGCTTCCGGGAGTGCTTCCGGAAGTTTAAACACCGCTGGCGCACAAAGCAGATAGACAGCCGGACGGTGGAGGGCACCAACAAAGAGCAGATCAAAAAATGGGAAGAAGATATGGGTGAAGACAGCGACTTCTTCAAAATCCGTGTGCGCGGTATCTTCCCGTCAGCCTCTGAAACTCAGTTTATCCCGACCGGCCTTACCGATGCCGCCATGAAACGGACGGTAACCGCTGCTGAGGTGGCTCATGCGCCGGTAATCATCGGTGTTGACCCTGCCTATTCCGGCGCTGATGATGCGGTAATTTACATGCGGCAGGGGCTGCATTGTAAGTTTTTATGGTCTGGTGCCAAAACCACCGATGATGTGATCATGGCGAAACGCATTGCTGATTTTGAAGACAGTCTACAGGCAGACGCAGTGCATATCGATTTCGGCTATGGTACCGGGATTTATTCCGTTGGCATGAACTGGGGGCGCGACTGGCAACTGGTGCAGTTCAACGGTTCATCTACAGATCCGCAGATGTTGAATAAACGCGGCGAAATGTACAACAGCGTGAAAGCGTGGCTCAAAATCGGCGGGGCGCTGGACGATCAGGAAACCGCCGACGATTTATCCTCTGCAGAATACAAAGTGCAACTGGACGGGAAAATACTGCTGGAAGCCAAAGACGATATTAAAAAACGCATAGGCCGCTCTCCGGGTAAAGGTGATGCGCTGGCGCTGACATTTGCTTATCCAGTCACCAAAAAAGACCCGCAATTCAAACAGAACATTTCTCACGGCTCAGTTGTGGCCGACAATGATTACGATCCCTACGCATAAAAAAAGCCCGCACACCGGCGGGCTTACTGTGACATGTCACCGCGACATTATTCACTTAATTTCTGTTTCAGCAGATAACCTTCCAGCAGCCAGATTTTATTTACGGCATTCTGTCTGGCAATCTTCTGACCGATCTCTGCATCGAAGTTTTCAGGACTGGCACAGGCTGATTCCCCGGTTACCGTAAAACCGTTTTTCAGAACAAGAACACAAAATGTCAGTAAATTAAGCGCTGGTGGTACCGATGCATCATCAGGGTAGCGCTGTGCTTTTGCGGAATATAGCCCAGAAACGCCATCAGCAGCGGTGAAATAGTGCTCGCTGGTAATCAGGCTTTCAATGTGCGCCGGAGTAACTCGCGGAGCGGTTTTACCTTTCATCTGAATCTCTGTTTCAATATCTGGGTTGTTCATAATTTCACCTGTCTATTGTTAAAAAAATGCCCTCACGAAGAGGGCAAAGCTGTAGCACTGGCAACTCCTGTTATGGAGTGTAAAAAGGATCACGGCTGAGTGATAAACAAAATGTTAGTCATGTTTATTTCAAATGTCAATTAACATGATATACAATCCATATAAAGTAATTATGTTTATCTTATCGAGGTGTGGATATGTGTGGATTCAGTAAGCCGAAAATCAGTACGCCGCCACCGGTTCAGGCAGCACCACAGGAGCAGGACGAAGCTGTCACCAGCAGCCGTGATGAAGAAATGCGCCGCCGCCGTGCAGCATCAGGCCGCAAGTCAACTATGCTGACTGGTTCTCAGGGTGCCACCGGTGCCGCGTCCACCAGCGGTAAAACGCTGTTAGGCCAGTAATAACAGGGGCGGATAATGTCAGATAGCCTGAAACAGCAGTTAAATAAGCAACTCTCTCAGCTGAAAGCCGAGCGACTCTCTTTTGAGCCGCACTGGCGTGAGCTGTCTGATTTCACCCGTCCGCGCAGTACCCGCTTTACCGCCTCGGAAGTTAACCGTGGTGATCGCCGTAACAGCAAAATTATTGACCCTGCTGCCGTCATGGCGGCGCGTACCTTATCCAGTGGCATGATGTCCGGCATTACCAGCCCGGCGCGTCCGTGGTTCCGCCTGGCGACACCGGACCGTGATTTGATGGATTACGGCCCGGTGAAACTCTGGCTGGAAACTGTCGAACAGCGCATGAACGAAGTGTTTAACCGCTCCAATCTCTACCAGTCATTGCCGCTGATGTACGAGGATTTAGGCACGTTCGCCACCGGTGCAATGGCTGTTGTTGCCGACCCGCAGCGGGTGATCCGTACCGTACCGTTTCCGACCGGCAGCTTTTACATTGCCAACGGCGCGGATCTGAGTGTCGATACTGCCGTCCGTGAATTCAGCATGACAGTGCGTCAGGTGATCACTGAGTTCGGTATGGATGCTGTCAGCGATACAGTGAAATCACAGTGGAACAGCGGTCAATACGGGCAGTGGGTGAATGTGGTTCACGCGGTCTATCCGAACCTTGATCGCCAGACAGGCAAACTCGAAGCGAAACACAAGGCGTACAAATCCGTTTATTACGAGGCTAACAGCACTGACGACAAGCTGTTGCGTGAATCCGGTTACGACGAATTCCCGATCATGGCCCCACGCTGGGAAGTGAACGGCGAGGACGTTTACGGCTCATCCTGTCCTGGCATGGTGGCGCTCGGCAGTGTGAAAGCCCTGCAACTGCTGCAGCGTCGTAAAGCGCAGATGATCGACAAAATTACCAACCCACCGTTACAGGCTCCGGCCTCAATCAAAAGCCAGCGTATCTCGACTATCCCCGGCGGGATTAACTACCTTCCGATGGCAGACGTGAACAACCAGATCAAACCGCTGTTCCAGATACCGGCCAACGGTACCAATGGCCTGCTGGAAGATATCCAGGACACCCGCCAGATTATCGACCACTCCTATTTCGTTGACCTGTTCCGCATGATGCAGACCGTGAATACCCGTTCAATGCCGGTTGAGGCGGTGGCGGAAATGCGGGAGGAGAAATTGCTGATGCTGGGGCCGGTATTGCAGCGCCTGGATTCTGAACTGCTGGATAAGCTGATTAACCGCACGTTCAGCGTAATGGCTGAGAACAACCTGCTGCCGGTACCGCCGGATGAGATGCAGGGCATGCAGCTGAAAGTCGAATACATCTCAGTGATGGCGCAGGCTCAGAAAGCGATCGGCGTCAGCAGCATTGAACGTTTCATTGGCTTCACCAGCGGCATCGGTCAGTTCAAACCGGATGCCCTGGACAAAATCAACGTGGACGAAACTATCGACGCCTACGCCGCATCAATCGGTGTTCCGCCGTCCGTGGTGGCAACCAATGAACAGGTGGCGCAGATCCGTGAAAACCGCGCTCAGCAGCAGGCCATGGCACAACAGATGCAGATGGCGCAGGCCGCTGTCGGTGGCGCTCAGGCGCTGGGTAATACACCGATGGATGATAACAGCGCATTGGCAGCGCTGGCCGGAGGTGGTCAGTGACAGACGCACCGGAAACCTATCTGCTCACCCCGCAGGAACAGGCCGCACACGATATTGCACAGCGCGAGCAACAGAAACGCGCTGATGATGACCTGAAATCAGTTATGTCAACAGAGGAAGGCCGCCGGTTTATGTGGCGGTTACTGGCTGAAAGCAATGTGTTTGGCTCATCTTTCTCAGCAGATCCGTATCTGACAGCCTTTAAAGAGGGCTGCCGTAACTTTGGTTTACAGATGTTTGAAGGGCTTCATCGTGTCTGCCCTGAACACTATGCACTGATGGCTGATGAAGCCGCGAAACAACAGGAGAAACAATCATGAACTTATGGCAGCGCTTAATGATGCGTCGCTTGTGTGAAGAGCAGAACGCGGAGGGTGGTGATAATGGCGGAGCGGCTCCGGGAACAACAGGTGCACCGGCTGGTACAGAAGCACCACCAGCGAATAACGGCGGTACTCCTGCGGGTAATGAGCAGGATAAAGGTACTGAGCCACTGGCCAAAGACCAGAAAGCCGATCCCGGTAAACCCGCTGTAGCGGCACCGGAAAAGTATGAATTCAAAGCCGCAGAGGGGCAGGAACTGGATGCCGAAGCGGTAAAAGCATTTGAGCCGATCGCCAAAGAGCTGAACCTGAGCAACGAGCAGGCGCAAAAGCTGGTGGATGTGTACGGCAGCAAGATTATGCCGAAGCTGGTTGAACAGCAGGCGGCGCAGTGGCAGCAGCAGATCGAACAGTGGTCTGAGCAGGTTAAGGCAGATAAAGACCTCGGTACCGATGCTTCCATTGGCGCAGCGCAAAAAGCCATGGATAAGTTCGGCTCACCAGAGCTGAAACAGTATTTGAACGAAACCGGCCTCGGAAATCACCCGGAGCTGGTGCGTATTTTTGCCAATATCGGCAAAGCCATGTCAGAGGACGGTCTTGTCACTGGCAATAGCGGCGGTGCGAAAAGTGCCGCTGATGTGTTATTCGGATAATTAAGGGGAAACCATGCCAGCTCTTACGCTTATTGACTGGGCTAAACGACAAGGCCCTGACAGCAAACAGGCAAAAATTGTCGAACTGCTGAATCAGACCAACGAGATCCTCGACGATATGCTTTTTGTCGAAGCTAACCAGGCAACCGGACATCGCACTACAGTGCGTACCGGCCTGCCGTCTGCAACGTGGCGCATGCTGAACTATGGTGTGCCGCCAAGTAAATCAACTACCGCACAGGTTACTGATACGGTCGGGATGCTGGAAACTTATTCCGAAGTGGATAAAGAACTGGCTGATCTGAACGGTCAGACTGCGGAGTTTTTACTCTCTGAGTCACTGGCGTTTCTGGAGTCGATGAACCAGGAAATGGCAGAAACACTGATCTACGGTGATACCACGGTACACCCGCAGCGTTTTACGGGGCTGTCTGCTCGTTTCAACAGTCTGGCCGCGAAGAACGGGGTAAACATCATTGATGCCGGTGGTACTGGCAGCAATCTGACCTCCATCTGGTTGGTAGTATGGGGTGAAAATACCGTTCATGGCCTGTTCCCGAAAGGCTCCAAGGCTGGCCTGCAGCAGGAACACAAAGGTCAGGTGACGCTGGAAGATGAGAACGGCGGGAAGTACGAAGGTTATCGCACTCATTTCCAGTGGAAAAACGGCCTGACTGTCCGTGACTGGCGCTATGTGGTCCGTATTGCCAATATCGACATCAGCAAACTGAAGAAAGACCCGGAAGCAGCTGATTCGCTCGACCTGCCAGACCTGCTGATTCAGGCGATTGAGAAGATCCCTAACCTCGCAATGGGTCGCCCGGCAATCTACTGCAATCAGGCTATCCGCAGCTGGATGCGCCGTCAGATTAAAAACTCCAAGAACGTCAATATCTCCATGCAGGAAGTGGCTGGTAAGAAGGTGGTGTCGTTCGATGAGATCCCGGTGCGCCGCGTCGATTCCATTCTGACTACGGAAAGTCAGGTTAAGTAACCGCGTATGCCGGACGGCATCAGCCTCCGGCAACCTTTTAACAGGGGTAACACAATGATTTTAGATAAAGAAACGATGTTCTCCGTCGATCAGGCGGTTACTGTATCAGCTGCCGGTACCGGCATTATCGACCTCGGCCCGCTGCGTAATGATTTCCGTGATATCGGTATCGGTGAGCCGCTGGAACTGTTCGCACAGGTGACAGAGCAGGCCAAAGCCGCCGGTGATGCCACGGTGCAGATCAAACTGGAAACCGCGTCTGATAAAGCATTCTCTGATGCTAAGGCTATTTTTCTTTCTGAGGCTATGCCGATTGCATCACTGAATGCCGGTAAGCGCATTGTGGCCAAAGTGCCGCAGGGCAGCCTTAAGTTTCTGCGCCTCCAGTACATCGTGGGTGATGGCCCGTTAACAGCGGGTAAGTTCACAGCAGGCATTATCCTGAATGTGGATGCTCATCCGGTCTATGAAGCTGTCAGCAATTAAGGTGTGACATGTCACGATATAAAGTGTTGAAGAAATCCTTTATCAATGGCCGCCTGCTTTATCCCGGTGAGGAAGTTGAGTTCGCCGGTATGGCGGGAAGTAATCTGCTGCTGATTGAAACCGGTGAGCGTGTAGTGGCGAATGAAGGTGCCAATGCCGGTGACGATAATCACAGCGGTGACGGTGGCACCGGAGCCTCCGGCGGCGATGGCGGGGCGGATAACGAATTAACCGCGCTGCAGGATCAGTACCAGCAGTTGTTTGGTAAGAAACCTCATCACAATGCCGGTGCCGAAAAACTCCGCGCAGATATTGACGCGAAACGTAAAGAGCTTGGGGTTTAACCCCCGATTCAAAAGGGGGCGAAAGCCCCTTTTTTATTGGAGACAGACAATGAAAATGGTCAACATGAAAACCAGCACTGAAACCTACGAGAACGCCAGCGGTAAGAAAGAAACCCGTGATGAATACCCGTATGGCCTGCGCATTTCACTGGAAAATGACACGATAGAAAAACTCGGTACCGCCGTGCCGGATGTTGGTGAAAGCATTGAGCTGCATGGCGTGGCTAAAGTTCTGTCGAAATCCGTCAATGAACGCGAAGGAAAGAAGTCTGTTTACGTTGAGCTTCAGATAACAGATATAGCGTTAGGATCCGGCAGCGAAAAAACAGCGGCTGATGTGTTGTTTGACGGAGGTGAATAGTGGCCTCAGAAATCGAAATCTGCAATATCGCGCTCAGCCGCATCGGTAACAGCCGTTCCATAAACAGCATGACTGAGGCCAGTAAAGAGGCCAATCAGTGCAGCCTGCACTATGAGCAGTGCCGTGATGCGGTGCTGTCAGACTTCCCATGGAACTTTGCTGTTAAGCGCGTGGCGCTGGCGGATACCAATAATCCGCCGCCGGAATGGAAATATGCTTACCGCTACCCTACGGACTGCATGAAAGCCATTGCGATTATCCGTCCCGGTGAAAAGTATCACCGTCCTGATACCGCGATTCATTTTCAGGTTGGTGCTGATGAAGAAGGTACCGGGAAACTGATTTATACCGATCAGCCGGAGGCGTGGCTGCAATACACCGCCCGGGCGACAGACGTTAACATGTATGACGCGCTGTTTAAAGATGCGCTGGCGTGGCGTCTGGCGGCTGAACTGGCGCGGCCTCTGGCATCGAATGCCGGTATCGGTAATGAGGCTTTGCAACTTTACCAGATGACGATCGCCGGTGCGGCAGCTCACTCCCTGGGTGAATCGTCAGAGCCGGTCGATTACATGGATGAGTTTACCGCAGCGAGGTTATCGTAATGGCCTACAGTATCATTCAGCCGTCATTTTCCGGCGGTGAAATAGCCCCGAGCTTATACGGTCGCGTCGACATGGCTAAGTACGCTACAGCATTGCGTAAGTGTCGTAATTTTATTGTCCGGCAGTACGGCGGAGCAGAAAACCGCCCGGGTACCCGTTTCATTGCTGCAGCTAAATACGGTGACAAAAAATGCCGCCTGATCCCGTTCCAGTTCAGTACGGTACAAACCTATGCGCTGGAGTTCGGCGATCGGTATATCCGTGTGTTCAAAGACGGCGGGCAGGTGCTGTATGCCGATGGTGAGCACAAAGGTGAAGTGTTTGAACTGGCGACACCATATGCAGAATCTGAACTGTTTAAGCTGAAATTCACGCAGTCTGCTGACGTAATGACCATCGTTCACACCGATCACCCGCCGATGGAACTACAGCGTTACGATCACGATGACTGGCGACTGGCGGAAGTAGAGACAAAGAACGGCCCGTTTGAAGACATTAACACCGACAAGGCGATCAAAGTGTACGCGAGCGCCAGTACCGGCACAGTAACACTGACGGCGACACACAATATCTTCGGCAGCGAGCAGGTGGGGAAACAGTTTTACCTGGAACAGCGCGCTGTTGATGAAGTGCCGGTGTGGGAAACAGATAAAGAAACCGCAGTTAACGATCAGCGTCGTGCCGGCAGTCACTATTACCGCGCCAATACCGGCGGTAAAACCGGTACGCTGCGGCCGTCTCACACCGAGGGTATGAGCTGGGACGGATGGGGCGGTGATAATGGTATCCAGTGGGAATACCTGCATAGTGGGTTCGGTATTGTCAAAATTGAATCTGTCGGCAGTGACGGTAAAACCGCTACCGGGAAAGTGATTTCTTACCTGCCGTCCAACGCTGTCACAGCAGGTAACGCCAGTCACAAATGGGCGCGGGCAGCCTGGAATAAAGAGCTGGGTTATCCGAGTACCGTGACCTATTACCAGCAGCGCCTGTTCTTTGCCGGATCCCGTTCTCAACCACAAACAATATGGGCCAGCCGCAGCGGCGATTATAAAGACTTTGGACGCAGTAACCCGATTCAGGATGACGACCGCATCATCTACACCTACGCCGGGCGGCAGGTAAATGAAATCCGTCACCTGATCGACGTTGGTTCGCTGGTGGCTCTGACCTCCGGCGGAGAATATCAGGTTACCGGTGATCAGAATAAGGTGCTCACACCGGCCAGTTTCGCTATGTCGTCACAGGGTGCCAACGGATCCAGTAATCTGCCGCCGATTGCCGTGGCGAACATTGCGCTATATGTGCAGGAAAAAGGCAGCGCTGTCCGTGATCTGGCGTATTCATTCGATGTGGACGGGTACCAGGGCACAGACTTAACCATTCTCGCCAACCACCTGTTCCAGAAGCACCAGATTGTTGACTGGGCTTTTTCGACCGTTCCTTATTCCGTTGCCTGGTGTGTCCGGGATGACGGCGAACTGCTGGCGTTAACCTATCTGCGCGAACAACAGGTTTTTGCCTGGGCGCCGCAGCATACCGACGGTGAATTTGAATCTGTCTGTACCATCAGTGAGGGTGCGGAAGATGCGGTGTACTTCGTGGTGAAGCGCAAAGTCGGTAAAAAGACGGTCCGTTATGTCGAGCGCCTGGCGAGCAGGTTATTCACCAGGACTGAAGATGCGTTCTTTGTGGACTCCGGCCTGAGTTATGACGGCCGTAATACAGATCCGGATAAAACAGTCGTTATTACCGGCGGTGATGGTGACTGGTCGTATCAGGAAGAATACCGCCTGTCTGTGCTGGCTGACAACGTGTTCAAAGAGAGCGACATCGGTAACGAGATCCACATTGATTACACCGAGGATGATGAGAACAAAATACTGAAATGCCGCATTGTCGAAGTCATTAATAGCAAAGAAGTTACGGTGTCACCTAACCGCAATGTGCCACCAGCGTTACGCAGCATGATGACAGAGGCGTGGGGCTTTGCCCGTAAATTCTTTACCGGTATCGGGCACCTGGAAGGAAAAACCGTGAATGTGCTGGCAGATGCCAATGTAGCGCCGTCGGTTGTTGTCTCCGGTGAACGGGTGGAAATCGACACGCCGTCAGTAGTAGTGCATATCGGTCTGCCGGTAACCAGCGAACTGGAAACGCTGGACATCCACATTAACGGGCAGGAAACGCTGCTGGATAAAAAGAAACTGGTAAAAGTCGCCAGTCTTATCGTTAATTCCAGCCGTGGCGTGTGGGCAGGTACCGACAAAGACCACCTGTATGAATACCCTCAGCGTGAGTTTGAGTATTACGACAACCCTGTTGATGATGCGACCGGCATTGTGGAAATCAATCTGGACTCCAACTGGAGCAAAAACGGTCGTGTCTTTATCCGACAGGAAGATCCGCTGCCGCTGTCCATCCTCGCGGTTATCCCGCGTATTGATATCGGAGGGTTTTAACAGATGGCACACGTACAGATTATCCCGGCAACGACTGAGCATATACAGCAGCTTCTGCCTTATGTCCGCCAGGCTGATCACGATGAGTTCGCGGCATTCTCCGGGCAGACGGCAGAGCAGGTTCTTACCCGAGGTGTTACCTGTTCGACAAAGGCGTGGTCTGGTCTGATTGATGGTCAGGTCGTTACAATATTCGGTGTGGCTCCGGGGTCTATCCTGAGCGGCGTGGGGATCCCGTGGCTGGTGAGTTCATCTCACCTTGAGATGTATCAGAAAATATTCCTTCGCCGCTGCAAACCGGTACTGAAAGCCATGCTGACGGTCTATCCGTCACTGGAAAACTATGTGGATGAGCGTAACCACGTTGCGAAAGCCTGGCTTCACTGGCTGGGTTTCCGGCTGGAACCGGCGGAACCAGTCGGTTTAATGAAGCTGCCTTTCCATCACTTCACCATGAGGACGAAATAATGTGCGAACCAACCATGCTGGCAGCCGCCGCAATCGGTACCGGAGCAATGCAGGCATACAGCCAGTATCAGTCCGGTAAATTTAATGCCGATGTCGCAAACCAGAATGCCAAACTGAATGAAGCGGCGGCAGATGATTCCATTAACCGCGGCAATGCTGAGGCCGCAAAGCAGCGCTCACGCGCACGGCAACTGGCAGGGACTCAGGCGGCCACCATGTCAGCAAACGGCGTTGATCTCGGTGCCGGTGGTGCGCTGGATATCTTCGGTGATACAGCAGCCATGGGTGAACTCGATGCGCTCACTGTGATGAACAACGCCTCACGCGAAGCATACGGCTATAAATTGCAGGCGGCCAATGATCGGCTCAATGCGAAAATGTCACGCCGTCAGGGGAATATCGGTGCAGTCGGTACGATACTGACCACGCCGCTGAATGCATGGGGTGCTTATAAAGTGGCAGGCGGTGCCGGTAGTATCTTCGGTTCAGGTGCGACTAAAGCCACATCAGGAACCGGATCAAACCTGTTTGATGTGACACGCCAGACCGGCAACTACGGACGATTCTTTTAACGGAGGGCGCAATGCCGACAGTACCAACCTATAACGAAAGACAGGTCAGCAGCAGCCCGTTGCCAGCCAATGGATTCAGTGCGCAGTCATCACCTGAGCACTTCGGTGCCGGGCTGGCACAGGCCGGTGATCAGTATATCAATGCTTTTGCTGAGGCAAAGCAGCGCGCCAATGTGGCGCTGTCACAGGATGCTGCGTTACAGCTGCGTCAGAAAGCCAATGAACTGATGACCGATCCACAGAATGGCCTACTCGCACAGCAGGGTAAAAACGCCATAGGTAAGGCGACAGAGTACCAGAATCAGTTTGATTCTTTCGCCGGAGAGATTGCGGCCACACTTCCGGATGATAATGCGCGCGGACATTTCATGCAGCAGGCGCAGGAAATGCGCTTGCAGTTCGGCAGTCAGGCGAATAAGCATGAGATGGGGCAGATTCAGTCATACGAAACAGATCAGTTCCAGTCTACGCTGACACTGAATGCGGAAACGGCCGCCACGCAGTATGGTGATAATCAGGCGTATGTCTCAACCAACAAGCAGGTGTTTCAGCAGATAGAAGAATTCGGTCTGTCTCACGGCTGGAGTGATGAGCAGATCTTGGCTAAAAAGCAGGAGTTTAAAACCAGCACTGCCCGCAAAGCCATTGAGAACCAGATCGGCGCGGACTATATGCAGTTCATGCAGCAGAACGGTGAACCGTCCAGCCTTGGTGGTGCTGTTCGTGTCAGCGGTGAAATGCCGTCAGGTTCTGCCGTGTCAGATGGATCCGGCAACGCCCGCGGCGTCCGCAACAATAACCCCGGCAATATCCGTAAATCTAAAGATGTATGGGTTGGTCAGACCGGTAATGATGGCGCGTTCGTCACCTTTGCCACACCGGCACACGGCATCCGGGCAACTGGGCGTAATCTGCTGTCATATGCGCGTCAGGGGTATGTCACACCGGAGCAGATAATCACACGCTGGGCACCGCCGGAAGATGATAATGACACTGAGGGGTATATTAAATTTGTCTCTGAATATCTCAATGTCCCGCGTGACACCCGCCTTGATTTAACGGATCTTAACACACTGACACGCCTTTCAATGGCGATCATGATTAAAGAGAACGGTCAGAGCGAGTTTGATAAAATCGCCGGTGATGATATCTCGAACGGCATTCAGGCGGCGCTTGGGCTGGTGGATTTGCCGCAGTCTGGACAGGCACCTAAGCGCCTTACCGGATCAGCGGCATTTGATGCTCTCGACCAATCAGACCAAGCGAAATATCTGCGTCAGGCTGAGCAGATGGATAAACAGCGCCAGCAAAAAGCACAGGAAGAACTCGGTACCAGAATGGCTGATGCTTATGCTGCGTGGGAGAACGGATTGGATGCACCCGGTGCGCCGTCAGCGGGTGAAGTCATGGCAGCCTTTGGCTACGATAAAGGCACCAGGATGCTGACTGATATGCAGGAGGCGAAACGCTATGCAGGTCTGATTTCAGCAGCGAAAGATATGACGGCACCGGCTCAGCGTTCATTGCTGGAGCAGATAAAGCCAGACCCGTCACAACCTAATTACGCCAGCAGCATGCAGCGCTGGGAGCGTTTCGGTAAATTCGTTGACAGCAACATTAAGGCACAGGAGAAAACCTTTTCCGCAAACCGCCTGGAGCTTTCCATCCAGAATAATTTCCCGCTGGATCCGACCGACAAAAACAACCAAGAGGCAGCAGATAACTATTTCGAGAAAAATCTGCAATCCGGTTTCAGTCTGCGTGATGAAAACAGCCTGAATGCCGTTGCTGAACTTTCCTCGCGTACCGGCATTATTCCGTCTCAGGTAAAAACAATCTTCAATACCGGTGCAACATCAAAGGATCCCGAGGTGGTTCTGCCGATTGCCAAAATGTACGGGCAGATTTTTGATAATAACCCAGCAGCAGCAACTGATATGCCGTCCTCAACCATGGCCTATTACACCAAAGTGTACGAACTTAACCGCGCCGGAATGCCTGAAGATAAGGCAGTCGAAACAGCGTACCGACTGACTTATGAACAGGACGACCGTACCAAGCAAATGATCGCAGCACAGGTGCGTGACAAGGATTATATGAAGGACCGCGATAAAGCGGCACAGGCAAATATCAATAACTTCTATACGCTTGGCGGGTTCTCATCCCCGGGAGTGGATAAACCTGGCATCAATAACCGTGAATACCTGCGTGATTACCAGACGCTTTATGATGCCAACTTCGCCGAAACCGGTGGTGACGCAAAACTGGCTCAGAAAATGACTGATGCTCAGGTGAAAAAGACCTGGGGTGTCACCTCAGTAAACGGCAAAGAAGAAATCATGAAATACGCTCCGGAAGCTGCTTATGGTATTACGTCATCCGGTGCTGGTAACTGGATTCAGGGGCAATGGGAAGAGGATAAAAAACAGCTGGCATCAAAAGTATTCGGCGGGCTGCCGGAAGATGCAGAAATTGTTCTGGTACCGGATGCTGTTACTCCACGTGATCTTAGTTATGGCGTAATGGTTAAACAAACTGGTAGTGACGATGTACCAATTTACCTTCCGTACTATGGTGACAACGGGCAGTTGGTTCGCTTTAAGCCGGATCAGGCAACATCACCGATGTATCGTGAAATTATGGGAGAAAAAGAGCAGAGCATTAAAGATGCGGCAGCAGAACGCCAGCGCTTGGAGAGTAAGGCGGAAGCGGACAAAGCCAGCGATGAGCGCCGTGATGCGCTTCGTGAGCAGTACAAAAATGCACACGACAAACGCGTTAATAACCTGAGTAACTATTTTTCATGGGGTAAAAAATAATGCCAATCTATGAGATGGAACCGGAACGCATTCTGCCTGCTGACGTAAACGCCATACAGCAGCCTGAGCCGGTATATGGTGATAACGAAAAACCATCCTGGTATGCGCCACTGAATCCGCTTGATGACAGCAACGAGACAAAGCGCCTGCGTGACGCTGCATTCCGGATTGATAACTCTGTCGGCAGTCTGATTGCTACCATACCGTTTAATCAGTTTGAGGCGGTAGAGGGCTATAACCCGTTTGAAGACGATAATACGCTGGCAGGGTATGAGGATTATGCAGATGCGTTTATTCACTCTCAATCGCCGCTGGAAACGTCCGCCATTAAGCAGCGCATAGATCGTCAGATACAGGACAGAACGTTGCTGGCAGAGGCTGGCGGTGCCGGATTTACCAGCAGTCTGGCTATGGGGGTGATTGACCCGATAAACGTAGCGGCGACTTTTATTCCCGGTGGGCTGGCGGTACGCGGCGGAAGTGTGGCCAGAACTGCCGGTACTCTGGCGCTATCAAACGCCGGTGCCGGAGTGCTGTCAGAAACGGCTCTCAGTGCAACACAGGAAACACGGACACTGACAGAGAGTGCGCTTAACGTTGCATTTGATGCCACCCTGGGCGGCGTGATGGGATCCGCAATTCAGCTGGTTAAAAACCGTGGCGCGTTGGCTGCTAAATTCCGTAATGATGTGATTGGCGAACAACAAACTCAACCACAAAATATTCCAAATAATATTCCCAGAGATAGAAGCATCGGTGCAGCTGAGGTGTTCGATACTACGCTGGAACAGGAAGCGATAAAGGGACCATCTTTTGTTAACCGAACAATGAATGTCAGCCCGGTTGGCCGTGTTGCACAGTCACCGTCAAAAATCGCCAGGCAGGTTAACCAGCAATTGGCCGAAAATAATTTCACCTATGCCAAAAACGAAGAGGGGATCGCTTCGTTCGGCGCGGTCGAGACTGCTGTACGCCGCTTTGATGCGCTGATCTACAAACAGGTCGAGTCCACAAAAGACCATTACAGGCAGTATAAGCAGGCAGCCCGTACCGGCGGCGATACACGCATGAGCCATATTGAGTTCAGCGAAGCCGTGGGTGACGCTATGCGTAACGGTGACCAGCATGCCATTCCGCAGGTAGCGGAAGCCGCACGTGCAATCCGCCCTATCGTTGAACAGACAAAAGATCAGATGGTTGAACTTGGCATTCTGCGTGAGGGTGTCAAAGTCACCACGGCGGACAGCTATTTCCCGCGCATTTATAAATTCGACAAAATACTCAGTGACCGGTCTGAGTTTAAAAAGGTTATCGCGGACTGGTTAGGCGAAACAAATCAGATTGCTGTTAACAAAGCACAGGGCAGCCTTGATAAAGCTGTTGCCGGTATCGAACGCGCAGAAAATGCCCGGCCGGCAGCGGATAAACTCGGCGCTGAAATCCGTGAAGCGGAAAGCTGGTCAGGTAAAAAAACAGAACTGCTGTCAGAGGTCGATAAAAACGTCAGGCTGATCGGTGAAAGGCAGGCGGTTACTGATGAACTCAGCGCCCTGAGAGTATTGGAGAGGCAGACAAAGAAACAGGCAAAGCGCCAGGCGCAACTGGAAAGAAAGTTGTCTGCAATTGACAGCGCAGAGCAGACACTGCCGAAGCTACAGCGACACCTTGAGATCCTGGACAAACCGCGTCAGTTCCGCAATGAACATGCACGACTGTCACGTCACGCCAATTCACTGACCCGCTTTGACCGCCGCCGTCAGGCAGCCATGCGCCGTATGGAGCCAATGGCCCGTGAAGAGCTTGATGCGGCGGCTGACGATATTATCAATAAAATCATCGGCGCACCCGCAGGCATTGTTCCAGGAGAACTGATCCCGGACGGACTGACAAAGCACGCTGGTTTCACAAAGGCGCGTACCCTGAACATCCCCGACGAACGGATAAAAGATTTCCTGGAATCGGATGTGAATTATGTGATGGAAAACTACATTCGCCAGGTGGCCCCGGAAATCGAACTGACAAAACGATTTGGCCGTGTTGATATGGACGGTCAGATAAAAGCGATCACGGAGGACTACAACCGCCTGATATCAGAGGCCGCCACACCAAAAGAACGGGCGAATCTGGAAAAGCGCCGTGATGCAGATTTGCGGGATATCCGGGCAATGCGTGACCGCCTGCTGGGAACCTACGGCGCACCTAAAGATCCGGCCAGTTTCTTTGTCCGTGCCGGTCGCGTGGCGCGTCACGTTAACTTCCTGCGGCTGCTGGGCGGCATGACCATTTCGTCACTGCCGGATATGGCCCGTCCGATTATGCAGCACGGCCTGCGCTCGGCACTGAAACCCCTCGGCAAGATGATGACGGACATCAGTAAGATGCGTATCGCCAAAGCGGATCTGCGGGAGATGGGAATAGGGCTGGAATATGCGTTATCCAGCCGGTCAAAAGTGATTGCCGATCTGAATGACCCGTACAGCCGCCGGTCATTCCTGGAACGCGGGCTGGAATGGTCATCACAGAAGTTCGGCAACTTCACGCTGATGAACCAGTACACCGACACCATGAAAATGTGGTCCGGGCTTATCACGCAATCGAAAGTGCTGAACGCAGCCAAGGCCGTTGCTGGTGGTAAAAATCTCAGCAAAAAAGAGATCACCAAGCTTGCACATATTGGTATCGATGAATCTATGCTGCACCGCATTGCTGATCAGTACAGCCGCCACGGCGAGGATCTTGACGGGCTGCTGACCGGTCATAGCCACCTGTGGGATGACAGAGTAGTGCGGGAAGCGTTCCAGTCAGCGATACTGAAAGATGTCCGCACTACGGTGATCACACCTGGCATCGGTGATACTCCGCTGATGATGAGCAGCGAGTTGGGTAAAATCGTGATGCAGTTTAAAACCTTCTTCTTTGCCACTCATAACCGTGCGCTGGTGTCCGGCATTCAGTCCGGTGATGCCTCGTTTTATTACGGCGCGTTATTGCAGATCGGGCTGGGGTCGCTGGTTTATGTGCTGAAATCTATGATGGCCGGGCGGGAAATAAATACCGATCCTGCCAACCTGGTAAAAGAAGGGCTGGACTGGTCAGGTATGATGGGCTGGTTAGGAGAGCCGAACAACGTACTGGAAAACCTCAGCGGTGGTACCTATGGCATGAGTGCCATGTTCGGCGGTCCACCAGCATCACGATATCAGAGCCGTAACGGCATTGGCGCATTACTGGGCCCTACATTTGATCTCGGTGGTGATATCAAAAATATCACTGCCGGTGTGTTGAATGGTGAATTTGATGATCGCGAAGTGAGATCTGTACGCAAGTTATTGCCTTTCCAGAACCTGTTTTATTTGGCACCATTGCTTAATCAGGTTGAAGATCAGCTTAAATAATATTCCGGTTATGGCATTAATGAGGTTATGAATGAAATATATACTTGTTTTTCTATTTTTTGTATCAGGCTCAGCGCTTGCCAAATGTGATAAGAATAATTTTGACCAATGTAAAACGTGCGATCAATTGAGTAAAGCAGTTGATTTGTCGGAACCGGATAGAGGAGATTATTACAGAGGTGCATTATGGAACGGATTGTATGCTTCTTATGTGCGGAATTGTCCAGCGGTGGCTGAGAAGCTGCTGGAGCATGGAGCAACACCATCATTAGGCGGAGCAAACGCCGCTTTGCCTGTTGTAGTTTCTGGTAAATGGCCGCACGACAATAAAAAAATAAATGAAGATTGGTTGGCTCTATTGATTAAATATAAAGTGAATATCAATCATATTCCTAATGAAAGACGCTCGTCTTATGAAATATATTTAAATAACAAAGAGTTAATTGAATACCCTGATATTTGGCAGAAATTTATGGATTATAGTCATCCGGCTCCTATTGATATGGCAAGGAATATTGAGTGGTGTAGCGATAAGGAAAGAATGCCAATTTTATTTAAAGTTCTCGATATTTGCACGCTAAACGAAATCCACGAGTTGGATGATAACATTTCTCCGGCATCTGACATTGCAGACGCAGTAATGGAATCCTGTAAAGAAGACCTTAAGTATGTTTCAGATGCATTTCTTTGCCAAGCCTTAGAGGCTGATAAGAAGATAAGTGACAATGAAAAAATTGAATGGTTTAAAGAAATGGAAACAAAGGCATACAATGATATTTACTCGAAAAGACGCAAAATTATAATGAAAAAAATATTAGAAATTAGAAGTAATAATCGAAATTAATCAAAAAGCACCGGGTAGCCGGTGCTGATTACTAATATCAATTACTTCTTCAGCGTGGACAGAACGTACTCTAATCCTGTCCGTACAGTCTCTTTCTGCTTCTCCGTGTGTGTAACATAATTTTTCAGTGCCACCAGCTCTGTCATCGGCCCTGATACATCATGACCATCCTGATCCATTTCCCGCAGTAACTCCTCGATCATCGATGTGATGGAAAGCTGCTTAATTCCGTCATTATCATTTACTTTTTCTGCATAGTTTTCAGGCGATTGATACACATATTTCTGTTTCATTTCAGATTCCTTTATTGTGCATGATTGCCTTTGTTATCATATCGATATGAAATAAATGCGTTTATGTTTGTGGTCATTATTTTAATAAAATAAATACCATTATTCCTTATATGGCTTGTTTTGGCTATCCTGTCAGTATTGACCAGGAGAAAAAGCCATGACCGTATCGACCGAACTTAGCCATGAAGAGTACACCGGCAACGGTGTCACTACAGATTTCGACTTCCGTTTCCGTATCTTTGAAGCCAAACACCTCGTTGTGTCCGTAGCTCAGCCTGACGGAATCGAGCGCATCCTGACCAACGGCACTGACTACACATTGCGCGGTGTCGGTTCATACCGTGGCGGAAAGGTGATTTTAAAAATGCCGCTGGCGACCGGCTGGAAAATAGGTATTGCCCGTGACCTGCCGGTAGTTCAGGAAACCGACCTGCGTAACCAGGGGAAATTTTTTGCAGAAGTGCATGAGGATGCTTTCGACTACCTCACCATGCTGATTCAGAAATCGCTGGGCTTTCTGTCGCTTTGCCTGCGTAAGCCGAGTTTTATCTCTGACCACTACGATGCCAAAGGTAATAAAATTTCCAACCTCGGAAAGCCGGTAAAAGATGATGATGCAGTTGATCTTGGCACGATGAAGGAGCGCATCAGCGCGAAAGATAAACGTTCTCTGCGTGTGGCTGATAAGGACATTCCAGTGTTGCCAAATGTCGCAAATCGCGCCAATAAACTGCTTTCGTTTGATAATGACGGCAATCCGGTTGTTATTGTGCCGGAGTCAGGGAGTGCTGCCGATGTGCTGATTGAGCTAGGCAGCCCGGAATTTGGTCGTGGCGATTCACTGATAGCGGTTAAATTTCCTTCTGTTGGGGCAATCTCGCGAACACAGCACGATAAAAATACAGACATTGTCACTTCTGCTGACTTTGGGATTATTCCTGCTGCAGGCGTAGATATGACTGAAGAAATGCAGAAGGCTTTTAATCATGTGACATCAACAGGGCAGGTTATCACTATTCTGCCAGGCGAATATCTTATCAGCACCGTTGAGCTCGGGAAGGCGGTTAACGTGTATGCAGTCGGTGCTGTTTTTAAGCTCACCCCTGAGGGTACAGGATTTCACGCTCACGGTATTACTGATTCGTTTCGATGGGTTGGCGGTGAGATTGTTGGCACCGGCGGATTCGATGACGGCAGACACCAAACCGGTATTACGGTATCAACTAACCAGGGGGATGCTGCGAAGAATGTACTCATAAGAGATGTCGCTGTTAATAATACCAACATAGGGATTAAAGTTGCCTACGGCACCTCTCCTTTCGTGCCTACTGATAATGTACATATTGAGAATTGCAGCATCACAAAAACAAACGGCACCGAGGCCGGTAACGGATATGCCATCCAGATATCACACGCCCCGCGCACTACGCTTATTGCCAATAAAGTAAGACAGTATTCGCGACACGGAATTTATATTTCATCCGGTGAAAAGGCCATTGTGACAGGAAACCAGATTCAGGACGGCGGACATGGAGAAATAAGAGGGGCTATCAATATTGACAGGACGCGTGACTTTATTGCGTCATCAAACATCATGATTAATAACAATGATGTCGGTTTCCTGGCTAATGCTGACGGACAATCCGAGTTTCCGAACGTATCTTCACGCGGACTGATATTCGGTAATAACTTCATCAATAATAAAATCGGGGGCTGTCAGATAGGTTATCTCGATCCGGATAGTGGATTCCCCACAAACATAACGGTTAGCAATAATGCATTCATTGGTCATGACAATGGTGCGGCAGAGATCAGAGTGTGGTCAGGTAAAAATATCACAGTCTCAGGAAATAATCTGAAAACATCAGGAACGGCGATAAATGTGCGTAATTTCGGTAAGACTGTGGAAACACAGACAGATTTTATCACTTTAAAATCGAACGTAATCGACACGCAGAAGTATGGTATTGAGTTCGAAGGTGGATTTGAAACAGGGAATATGCATGTAAACGCAACGGAAAACACGTTTATTCAAAGTATTGAGCCTATCAGGTTTGTTGACTCGCCTGATAACATCACAAACCCTAATCTTATCTACCAGCAAAAGCTCGGGGTCAGCTCAAAGCGTGTTTCTGTTGATAGTTCATCCGTCTGCGTTGCCGGGAATACGGTAATCCATTTCGCTCAGCCTGGGGGTAATGAAATCACCAATCTTACCGGGCAGGTTCGTGGGCAAAAAATCGTGTTTATTGGCACCAATGGTAACACTACACTGAAGAAAGGGTACTTCAAAATGCCTGCTGATGTGGGTGGTTCAGGAATAACCCTGCGAAATGGGACGACAGTAAGCATTATCATCAACGATGACCTTATTCCTGTGATTATTTCTTACATAGAGAGTGTATAATGTTTGTTGGTGGTAATTATTCCATATAATCATTTTTGTTTATCTTTTTTCTGCTGTAGCATCATGGTTATTTAATAATCATGGTGCTACGCAATGCATGAAGATCTCTCTGTAAAAACCACGCTCAGCCTTGCTGCATTCTTCAGCTACTTTGCCGGTTTGCCTGCCGAAGTGGTGATGGGGTCCCTGATGGGGGCTATCTACTTCATCACTGCCGCGACAGAGTACACACTGCTGCGCCGGTCGGTACTGGCACTGGTCAGCTTCATTTCCGGCCTGCTATTTTTCAGTCCGGCAGCCGCAATGTTCATCAAAGTAACCAAGATATTTGAGATCCCACCTGACGCCTACAGCATCGACAGTATTGACGCTGTGGGCGCTTTTGTATCTGCATTACTGTCGGTGAAGCTGAGCATTAAAGCGTACCGAAAAGCGGATAGCCCACAGGGAGGCAATGATGTTTGAGAAAGTTTTGATCATTCTGAATGCCGTCATCTGCTCAGTGATTTTTGTCCGAGTGTTTTCGTTCAGACGAAATGGCCGACAGCACTGCGCAAAAGGGGCATGGATAGCCTGGCTCATTCTGTCTTATTCCGCGAGTGTGCCGGTGCGGGCCTATTTTGATCCTGTCTATCACGCTGATATCACCAGCGTGATTTCAAATCTACTTATCTGTGCTGCGGTGCTGGTCTATCGCGGCAATGTTATGTCATTTTTTAAAGCGGGGTGATTTATGCTGGAACAGGTTAAACAAAAAATCTTTAAGGACAGTTTCGTTAATACCGGGGCGCGAGGGATTCGAAATAATAATCCGGGGAACATCCGTCACAGTAATTCAAAGTGGCAAGGACTTGCAGCGACACAGCCGGATAGTAAATTCTGCGCATTTATCTCTGCCGAGTTCGGTATCCGGGCATTGATGAAGCTCCTGCAAACGTACTCAAAGTATCAGGGAAAGCCCGGTATCGGCTGCGGCAAGATCGACACGGTGGAAGAAATCATTGAGCGGTGGGCGCCGTCTGGTGATAACAATCACACGGAGAACTACATTAAGCGGGTCTGTAAAGAAACTGGCTTTGGCCGTCACGACTGTTTAAATCTGTATGACAAAGACACGTCACTCGCAATGGCTAAAGCGATTGTCGCTGTCGAAAACGGCCAGCAGCCATACGTCGATGATGTTTTTAAACGAGCCTGGACACTTATCTGATGAAGAACATAGCCATTGCACTGATCGCTCTGGCTGTCTCTTTCGCTGCTGGCTGGTGGGCCAGCAGTACCCTGCATGATAACCGGCAGATGAAAGGGCAGATCGCCGGCCAGCAGCAGGATGAAAAAGATGTGGCCACAAATATTGAGCTGCGCCGGGAGGCAGACGAACGGCAGCAGGTAAGCATCGGGGAATATCAGGATGGGAAAAAGAGTGATACGATACGCACAGAGGCTCTGCTTGATCGGGTGCTTAATCATTTTGACCGCATGCAGCAGCCAGCCGGTGCCGAGAAAGCAGAAGTTGCAGATCCCGGCCACGCCGATACCTGCAGAACTGAGAGAGACAAAGCCGGTGAACTTTCTCGACAACTACGAAGCACACTTGAAAAGTATGGGCGTGAAGCTCAGCGGGCTGATGAGAATACCCGGCTCCTTAATCTCTGTATCATTGACCTGAAAGCGAAGGAAAAATTGCTCGAAAATTACCGGTGA